GATGGCTATGCAAGGTCAGGGTATGGCACAAGGAGGTCAGCCACCTGAACAACCACCTATGCAAGAACCAGCTAGTGCAATGACAGATGAGGTTACTGCATGAGTAAGACTGGGTGGGAAGGTATAGAGGTTTTAGATGAAAAACCCTTACCTTCAAAAGATAATCAGCTTGAACTAGACAAAGCATTCGCTAGAACTTTTGACACAGAAGAAGGCAAGAAGGTGCTTGAGTATCTGATTGCTAGAACAATGCATCAACCTACTTGGATACCAGGGGGTGATACTAGCTTTGGTTTTGCTAGGGAAGGACAAAATAGCATAATAAGAGAAATACAATCTAGAATAGAGAGGGCGAAAACATGAACGACCAAGAACAAGAACAAATACAAGCAGGATTAGTTGGTGATACACCACCGATTGCACCTGAACAACAACAGCCAGAGGACAATGAGGTAGAGATACCCCATAAGGTAGAAGATAGTCCTGAAGAACAAATTGAGGCTGCACCAGAGGATGAGGTCTTAGAAAAACCAGAGTTTTTAGAGGACAAGTTCTGGGACCCAAAAGAAGGTGTAAAAGTTGAGGACCTAAATAATTCTTACAAAGAGTTGCAAAAACAGTTTTCTATGGGCAAACACAAAGCACCAAAGGAATATGACTTAGGTGTCTTTGATGGTATTGATGTAGATAATGATCCTTTGGCAAAAGAGTTTGTTGATTGGGCTAATGAAAACAAGCCAACACAAGAGGCTTTTGATAGACTCGTTGGTAAGTTTAGAGAGATGGCAGACAGTCAAGAAGAAGAAGAATCTATAAATGTAGAAGAAGAAACTCAAAAACTAGGACCAAATGCACTACAAATCATTAATGGTATAAAGCAATGGGGTCAAGGCTTGGTAAGTAAGGGCGTTTGGGGCGAAGATGATTTTGAAGAGTTCAAAGTATTTGCTGCAACAGCGAGTGGCATAAACGCTCTCAATAAGGTTCGCAAGTATTATGGAGAGCTACAGATACCAACAGCAACAGTTGAAATGGATGGTATGCCAAGTCAAGATGAGTTGTATGAAATGGTTGCTGATCCTAAGTACAAGACTGATCCAGCATTTAGAAGGAAGGTAGAAGAGCAGTTTTCTAGAGCATTTCCAGGTAGTGTAGATACTGGTGAAATATAAGACTTGTAATCACTTAGAAAATATATTATTCTTATATCCGAGATAACGAATGTCCTATTCGCCTCTGGCTGGTGTGGAAGTGCATCATTTTTTTAGCCGAGGTTCCCTCGATAACTAAAGTATATTTTTTTTAATTTGTGTTAAACAAGGAGTAAACTATGGCACAGTCAATCACTAATGCTTTTGTTACTTTGTTTGATGCCGAGGTGAAACAAGCCTATCAAGGAGAATCAGTTCTTCTTAATAGCGTAAGGCTAAGACAAGGTGTACAAGGCAACACTTACAAGTTCCCAAAACTTGGTAAGGGTAGTGCGACTGCTCGTATTCCACAGACAGATGTAACTCCGTTAAATGTTACTTACTCACAAGTAACTGCAACAATGAGCGACTTCAACGCTGCTGAATACTCAGACGTATTCCACCAAGCAAAGGTGAACTTTGACGAGAGGTCAGAACTTGTCCAAGTAGTTTCAAAAGCTATTGGGCGTAGAATGGACCAACTAATTATTGATGCACTAGATGCAGAATCATCACCATCAACAGTTGCAAATACTGTTGTTACAACTGGTTCAGCAACTGCG